TGACATTTTGCCTTTGTCAATGTTAGCACGATGACGCGCCATGAAGGACTTTCTACGCGCTTTGTCTGCGTCAGATTCACCTTCTTTCTTTGGTGAACCGCTTACACCTTGTTGACCAAAGCGAACAAGTTTATAAGAGTCTCTTTCTTTAGCCATTACAACGTGAGACTTTGTTGGGTGATCCGGCGTTTTCTTTGGTTTATTTACGCCAGAAATCCCTTCTTTTTCCATTTTATTTTTTACTTTTGCGGGAATAGCCATTTGTACATTCTCTCGACATGTAATTTAAATTGGCTGAATTCAAGATTGCTTTTTGCTCTGTTGCAAGTTACGCAGCATGGCACACAGTTATCTACAGTATAATCGCCATCAGAATCAAACCTATCAACACCACTAAACTTTATTTTATAGTCTTGCGGGTTAGCGTGTGGGCTGTCTAATTTTAATGATGGCGCATTTGACATGCAGTCCCAGTCTTTTGCCTCTGATCCGCAATAAAAACAAGGCTTAGCTGTTATCCTTGCAAACTCTTCGTAAGAAAGTTCCCACGCAAACCCTCTTTTTGCAGCACCGCTTTTGTATCCCTGCATTCTAGAGTTAATTGATCTTCTTTGCTTTCCTGTAAAGCCAGCTTCATCGGTTCCACATCCGCAGGTTTCTTGTCGAGAAATAGCAGAATATTTCCAAAAAACTTTTTCTTTTCCGCACTTGCATTGACATACCCAGATTCGGTTTTTCCCTACATATTCAGACCTAACAAGCTTAAATTCACCAATTGTGTCGCCTTCTTTGGCAACAACAACATGGGATTTGGTTGGATGGTCAGGAGTGCGCTTTGGCTTGTTGAAGCCTTCTACGCCAATTCTTTCTAATCGCGGGTCTTTAGCTTTTGGCATGATTCACCCCAGATGATAATGGTGACGCACCCCTGAAGATGCGCCACCATTATACCACTACTTACACACCGAAACCCTGACCGGACATCATCGGGTTGAAACATGCATAAGCAGGCAGAAGGTCAAAACGAATCTTCTGGCTGTTAGCATCACCTGATGAGTACTTGCTGATGCGTATGCTCATACCGTCAGAGGTAGTTGCAACAGTATCAGTCGAGTACAGCTTAGGCAGCTTTACAGTTCCCATGCCAAATGCTTGCTTGGCGTAGAACAGGTTGGGCTGGTACAGAGTTGCTGTGGCAGACACAATCGTAATCACCGCACCGCTTGCAGGAGCAGCAGTTACAGTGTTGTATTGACCATTGGCCTCATAGATTGCAGGGCCAGCAACTACCAGTGTGCCTTCGCCTGATGCACCCAAAGTTACGTCAGCAGTCACAACACCAGTCCACGCAATGTTTGCGCCTGTTGCACTAACCATCGCTTGACGGGTAGAGCAGTTCAGACGGTTAACGTTAGCAATGGTTACCAGTTCACCAGCCTTCACAACCATGTTTGCTTGAAACGCAGTGACCGCCAGAGACTGGGTCATTGTGTCCTTTGCAGTCACGTAGGTTGCGTCAGGTGCAGAACTCAGCGTACCAGCACGGTCTGCACCAGAGCTTGAGGTGAAGCTCGCCATCGTTGTTGCGCTCAATGCACGAAGACCACCGAAGTTGGTGCTGATCTGGGCATTCTCCCACGCTGTACGAATCAGGCTATCAACAGAGTTGAGACCTGACTGTGCAGAGGCCAAGGCCGCTGTGGTGAACGGGTTCATCAGGTAGTAGCGGTCAGTGCTGGGATCAACGCCAATCGCGTCCAGAGTCGCACCAGCGCCCGCTACGTCAGACCACGCATCTACAGCAGTACCGTGAGTACCGTAGCGCAGGGAAGAGTTCTTCAGCATGAACGATGCAAAGTCCAGTTCAAGGTCGGTTACGATACGCCGAGCCATCGGAGCAAGGATGTCCTCAAGCTGGTCTAGTTGCAGAGCCTCTTCCACGTTGCCCCATTCGGTAGCAGCAGTGAAGTAGTTCTGTACAGTACCAGTTGCCTTACCAGCAATGATCTCGCTCTTGGTAGATGCAGAGATGTCACCGCCAGAGGTGCGGATGGTCTTGTAGTCGTGCGGACGCTTGAAGTCTACAGAGGAGCCGGATGACGGGTTGAACTTGTCAGCCAGAAGCTGAGTGTCAACAGTCTTTGTGATTACCCGTGAGTTCTCAAAAGCATCAAGGAACACACGGGCAACTTTACGGGTTACGTTACTGCTTAAATTATTAGCCATTTTCTCACCTATTCAAATGTTGCCCCCTTCGGCCCTTTCGGTTTGACCTGTACGCCAGAAGGCTGAGGTCTACGGATTGGATCAGGAGCGTTAGTAAACTTTGGTTTAAGGGCAGCAGCCTTCGACTTAATCTCGGTAGCAATCATAACCGCAGCCCTGGTTGGATGCATTTGTCGCAGACTGTCTAAAAGACCTATGTTCTGCGAAAGATACTTGGTGATCAGTGGGCCGTGATCATCCTCTAGGATGTACTGCACCAGTGAGTCCTCAATTCCAAACTGACCTACAATCGATCCTGCTGCCTGAAGTTCCTCGGCTTTGACTCCAAGGGTTTTAGCCCTCTGAGCGTAGCTTTGTACCTTCTCAACTAAAACCTCTTGCTGCTTTTGCGCTACCTCCTGAGCTATCTGCGCCTGCTGGTTTTGCAGCATTTGCATACGAGCATCATAGGCAGCAGCGGATATCAGTGCCTGCTCTCTGTGCATGATTTGCCGCTTGTACTCTTCGTCTGAAAGAGCAAACGGGTCAGGCAGAGCCGGTACGTTAGGCCGCGACTGAGTTACAGGACGCTCAATTTCTTCTAGGCGCTTTCGCAGTTGTTCCGCTTCTCGCTCCATCTCTCGGAGCTTAAACGTCTTCTTGCCAATCGCCTCGTCAAAGATGCGTTGCTGCTTCTCAGTAAAGATCGGTTTATCGTGAGTCTCCTCACTATCCGTTGACGATTCGGAATCATCCTCGACATCTTCTTCAATGTCGGCTTGATCTTCAGCCTGGTTAGTTTCAACTGGCTCCTGCACTTGTTCATCAGGAGAATCATCAAAATCATAGTCCGCTGGTTGCGTCATAGTTTGCCCTTATAGGTGAGATGCCCAGAAAAGGTCTGGTGGCCTTTATATATCATTTCATATCTTAGCTAAAATTGTCAATAAGTGGCGAATTTCGCCAACTAATCAATTCGACTCTGTTCATCTTCTCGCTGGATGTTGCGTAATGCTGACAGTCCGATAGTTGCGCCTGCTGCTCCGGCCATTAGGTTGGCAGAGCCACGCTTGGCTGGGTCAAAGGCTGCGTTAACAGAACGAATGTTGGATGGGTTGAATACCACGGTTGAACTTGTCATGTCTCCTGATGCCAAATTGTCAGGGAATGTGACCGAGTCATAGCCCCTTCGAGAGAATGCGTTTAAAAGGTCGTTTTGTGCTTTTCTGCCATACGTTTGATAAAAGTCTCCATCTGTAAATACATCAAAAGCATTGTCAACCTCATCGGCATCTACAATCGAACCAATCACATCCATCAATTCTTTCTTTTGCCCTTCGTTCATGCTGCGAAAGTTGGCGTTAAAGTTGTTTCCTTTGTTTATCAAGTATTCTGCTGAACCGCCAAACGGCCCTTTAGAGAAAATTTCTTCTGTTAATGCACTTTCCGGTGAGAAATATGTGCCGCCGTATTCTTTTTTAAATTCATTTTGTATAGGAATGCCAAAGCCTAGAGCTTCTTCAGCTTGTGGAGACCCAGCAAATACTTCGCTGCTTGAGTGTCGCAGTCTATCTGTGTAACCCTGCTCTGCCGCCCTCTGCATCCTGGCTGCTTGGGACATATCTAGAGTGCCTCTGATGGCCTTGCTTGCAGCATCACCCGCCACCGGCAGCATACCTAGCATAGTCGCCCCGCCAAGTATCGCAGCAGTGCCGTAGTTGCCCTGCCGGTAAGCGTCTCTAGCCTCGTCAATGGCAAGCGCATCACCAACAACAGGCGTGAAGTCAGCAGCAAGCCTGCCTGCACCCATTACCGATTCAGCGCGTCTTGTTGCTTGCGCTCGCCTAGCTGGGTCTTCACTGCTGCCGCCAAACATGTCATACATGGTGTTAAACGCCCTGCCTCTGAATGTCTCTTGAGGCATCGGTGCAGTAGGCATCTGACCCTGCTGTGAAAGGATGCGATCTCTTGCGCTTGGTATCAATCTGCGTAGTGCTGACTCGGCCATGATTAATACTCCTCGTCCTCTTCTTTTGCTTCCCAAGCCTGACACACTCGCAGGTTGTGGCAGACAAACTCGAACTTGGTGCAGTAGCCTCGACCACCGCCATCAGCGTCATACTCATCCTCTGGCACTACTTCCATCATCTCCAGCTTCTCAGGAGAGTTGTTGAAGTATTCGCAGTTGCCACACATCTGCCTTCGAGCCTCGGCTGGCTTCACGCTCCACGCCCTAGCCATCATGCGGTAGTAGTCAGTGTTGTCGGTGATTGTTTCCTCTGGGCCAAACTTCCAGTTCTCAATCACGTTGGCGCGATTCTCTCGGTTCGTCTTAGCAGTGAATGGCTCTTCCTGCTGGATAATGATGGTCATGCCTTCTAGTGGGTTCACTTGTTATCTCCTGAATGGTGTCAGCGCACTGACCAGTTTCATCTCGTTGTCGATCTGCATACCCTGCACCTGTACGCTATCCTTGTTAATTCTAGCCCCAGCCTCCTGCGCCTTGATCTGTGTGTTCATGCGCTGAGTCTGTGCATTGAAAGTTTCCAGTTGCAGTGCGGCCTGATCAGCCTGATTACTGAGTTGCATTTTCTGCGCCTCAAGTTGAATCTTGGCGGTTTCCAGTTGCAGCCTTTGAACCTCAACCTGCGCCCTCATCTGCTCTGCTTGCGCCTTAGCCATCTCAGCCTGAGCGAGTACCATTGCTGGGTCTTGCTGCTGCTCCTGACCCTGTGCGCTCTGCTGTAGCTGTGCGATCTCTTGCTCAGTCATCTGTGACTGCGGTATCAGACCCTGTGACATCATCTGGAGACGCTTGCGTTCACCGATCTGCGTTGCTGCGCTGGTTGGGATAGCGTTGAGCAGGATGTCGCCAGCCATACCGATAATTGACGGATCGACCTTGGCAATCTCAATAATGGTCTCAATCGTTTCCTGCTGACGGTTGCGGAACGATGCGCCAGCTCGACAGGTAACACTGTACTGACCCTTTGTAAGATCGTTCAGGGTAATAATCTCACCTGTCTGGTTGTCAATGACCGGCTCGTTGAGAACCTGCATCTCAGTGCTGCCATCCTCGTAAAGCAGTCTGACCGTTCTCTGCGCGTCATACACTTTGGGAATGGCCTTAACCAACAGGTCACCAGTGGCCGCAATAGCAGACTCAAGCGCCCTGAAGTATTTGATTGTGCCGTTGTCGCCCTTGCTCTGGAGACGCTCGATTGCCACACCTGATTGCAGGCCAGGGTTATCTCCCATGTTCGCAGCAAACATGCCAGCAGTCTGACCAATGATCTGGCGCATTGACTCGGATATGGTTCTCAGCCCTGGGTTAACTTGCGCCCCGCCCTGTTGCTGTGGTGCGCCAGGATTCTCTGGATCAGGGTTGTAGAACTGCACTGGGTCAGAGTTGGTGTTCAGCGTAGCCAGCGTGTCTTCATGCCCAGCAGCCTGAGTTAGAGTCATCCAGTATTTAGCTCTTGGAGCTAATGCGCCTTCCTCGATCTCTCTGGATAGGCTGTAGTTCAACACACGCTGGGGATCAAGTAGCTTCTCAACCACGCCCCAATAGATCGTTTTGTTTTCAACGATCTTAAAGTTACCGTAAACAGGGATGATTGGGATGCGATCAAATATGGTTTCTTCTTTCTCTTCTAGCCAGTCTGTCTGATCAAAGAAGTGCGAACAGACAACAGTCTTGTAAGCCTCACGCCGTCTGACTTCTTCAATACCCAGTGCCGTTAGCTCGTCCTTGACCTTTTCATAGTCATCGTCAATAGAGTAGACAGCGCCATTGCTCATCAGCACAAGCTCACATGCCTGCTGCTCAACGTAGAAGAGCTGCCCTACAACGATGACCTCAGCCTTGTCGTAGTATGCATCGCCCTCTCTGTCAATGGACACGGATGCCTGAGAGCCTTCTGGGTATCGCTTCATGTATTCGTTAGCTGACATAGCATGGAGCAGGAAAGCATACTGAGCGTCAGACTTGTCTTGCAGGTAGGCAGCAGGGTCAAACCATACGCGATCAATGAAGTTAGCCACTGGCTCGATTACTAGGTCTTGGTCAAACGACTGCGGGTCAGTGTACTTGTGCGACACCATCCAGCCATCGTAGCCAGCCGTTGCCATGCCTCGACCAGCGTTGATGTAGATGTCCTTGGCTCGACTCATCGCCTCGATGTTTCTTACCAAACCATCGATAACCATTGCCGTTTCTTTGGACGCTGGGCCAGACATTGGGCTGACCTTGATGTCAAAGTCTGCCTGCTCGATCTCAGCAGTCACCTGATCTACAATAGGGTTAACCATGTCGAACGTATACCTTGGCTTGCCGACATTGTTCGTCCACCAGTAGGGTTCCCACTGTCCGTCACGCTTATCGCAAAAAAGGTTGGCCTCACGCGCTTTCTCACGGTTATCGTGATCAGCCTCCTGTGCGGCAGAGAGTAAATTCAAGACTGTCTGATGACTATCAAAGTCGATCTGGTAATCAGTCTCTGTGTATTTAGCCATCATGACCACCCTTTAAATTTGATCGTTGCGACCTTCTCCAGCTTAGGCTTAGGTCGGTACATTGCCATCATTAATGCATCACCCATGTTGGGTGACGGTATCTCGTATGGCTTCTTAGCCATCTCAATCTTGCTCATAATCTGTATTTTACCACTATTTGTGCGTTTAAGCGGTATCCGACACACCTCAGACCGTAACTGATCCAGCTTGTCAATGCTTGATGACAGCGAGATCATCTCATCAGGATCAATGTACTGCCCCTTTGATACTGCACGATGGGTGGCCTCAAACCTGCTTCGTAGCCTCCACCAATACTGCGCTCGCTTGTTTGTGAAGGTCTCACGGTTAGACTTTGATCGTTGTACCCCGCCCTCAAACGATGCTGCTTCAGGGTCTTCTGGAGACTCTGAGCCTTTATACATTACATACTCAACCTTCTTGTTCTCTAGCGCAGCATCAACCTGGCGTTTGAGACTTACACCCAAGCCATCACAGTCCCAGACAAAGTAGTCAGCCCTGTCAGCCAGCGCAAGATCAAGCGCCCAGTCCATGCCGTCAGCAGACTCGCCTGTGATTTTCTCAGTGACGTTTAGAACCACGTTGCCATGTCTGACTGCGTAACCCTTCGAGTCGCCGCCAGTGTCGCTAGGATCGTGACTAGCAATGATTGCGCCCTCGGCCTTCCAGCCCAGCTTGATGTGAGCATCAATAGCAGATTCAAACCAGTCAACAGGGATGATGCTATCCTCGACCTCATCGTAGAACTCACCGAGCCAGATGTGCCTGTATTGAGCTGTCGTTAGGTTAGCTTTGTCGTATGCTCGATCTTTCTCAAGCACCGCTGGGAACCAGAAGTTGTCGGTGTAATTAATCCAGATGATCATGTGTATGTCATCTTCGTAATAGCCTTCTGATCTGAGCTGCTTCTCGAAAGGCTTGATGAACCTTTGGCTGAACGGGTCAGCTATTGATCGAGGATTGGCAGTCATCCAGATTTCAGAGTCATCTGCTCTGAGCGTTGGCGTTAAGGTTTTAAGGCTGTCGGCGCTTATTGATTGCGCTTCTTCAACCCAGAACCGTTCAAAGCCATACATGGACTTAACGCTTTCAGGGTTCCTTGCCAGCCCCATGAACTTACAAGCATCCTGACCATTGTATTGTATTGCGTCAGACTGGACTTTGAAGCCCTCTAGACCAAGCCTTCTGATCTCTCCTACAAGCAGTGCGTATACCGAGTCATCCATTCTTGCTTGGTATTCTCGGAAGCAGGCTGTCTTAATGCCCTTAGTCTGAGCATCCATCAAACAGATGTCGCCAACTGATTGGCTTTTGCCTGAGCCTCGTCCACCGATTACGATTTTAAATCGCTTTGGCTTGCTGATTAGCGGGAGTAGTTTACTTGGCAGTGTCATTTCGGGCATCGACAACCCTCACTGTCCACTCAGTTTTGATAGCTCCACCGTCTGCGCCTGTTAGCTCTTGCTCTGTCTTGTCCTTCCATCCAAAGTTGTTCTTTAGACTGAAGATTGACCCGACTGGTGACTGCTGATGTAGCCTCTTCTCTAAGAACATTTCTACTCTTTGCTTGGCTCTTTTTATAGTCGCATAAAACTCTTCGTTCTCTCCGTACCTTCTGAGAGATTCTGTATTCATATCAAGATGATACGCTAGTCCTGAGATCAGCGGAGGATTGTCGTCATCACAGGATGCAAAGTAGCTGTCTATTTTAGCCTGCATCTCTTCGACTGATTTAAACTTTAGTGGTCTGCCACCTGCCATTACTCGTACCGCGCTGCTTTTGGCTTGGACTTCTTTGCCACGTTCAGGGCTATTGCTACTGCCTGCTTCTGTGGTTTGCCAGCGGCCATCTCAGTCTTGATGTTCTTGCTGACCGTTTTCTTACCGTAACCCTTCTTCATTGGCATACATTACCCCTATTAAAAAACGCCCCATGTTTCAGGGGCGATAAAGGAACCACACACACAACAGGATATGCCAGTCGGATTCTGGCTTCTTAAGTATCTACTAATCTGTGCTGTAAATCCACTATCCAAATAAATGTGTAATATTTGAAATAAAGTGTTGCACTGCAATACAGTCATGCTATTCTACTCACATCGGCGGCATCCAGCGGCCAGAAGGTAATAAAATGAACAACTACTCAATCAAAGAATACAAGCTCTGGATTATGCAAGAAAATGATGAAGCGGAATATGAAGTGCAAGACGAGACCGGCAACTTTTTAGGATTTTTCCCTACTTACAAAGAAGCCGTTGCTTTCTGCCAAGAAGAATGTGTAGAGCAAGAGTTTTTTGGCTGCACAGTAACTTGGGGAACCGCTGTTTAATCAATTAAGGCCACGGACGGCCACACACTGAGGATAAACCATGAACGATAAAGCAATGTCAGCCACTAGCTTGCGTATGCCTGACGGCCTGCTCAGGCAATTAACTAAAGCAGCTCATAAGTGTGAAGTCAGCAGAACAGAATACATCAACCAGGCTCTTCTGGAAGCCGTTAACAAGACTTTAGGAGTCAGCAATGAAAGCAAAAACAATTGATGCCCTCTGCGGTATTGCTACCTGCATTATCTGTGCAGGAATGTTTATCCTGGTGCTGCTGTAACCCCTTTGCGCTGGCTTATGGCTGGCGCATCTTTAATTCTGCTAGTTTCTTTTTGTACTCTGCCTTGATCCTCTTAGCATCTTCAATCGTAAACCTTGCCTCGCTGTTATCGCACTCAATGCGGTCAACTTCTGCCTGTCCTATTCTGTTCAGCAACTCACGCCGGTAGTTGATCAGGTTGCCAGACAAGTGGTTATTGCAAGAACTGCATTGTAAGAAAACTTGAGCCTCATCAAACCTGAGTTGCGGAGCAGCCTTGCGCGTCCTGTAATGCCCAGCATGATACTGAATGTCCTGCTTTGTAGTGCCGCATGATATGCAACCCAGCCCATGATCTCTTGCCCTGATGTATTGATTAAACGCTGTCTGAGCCTCTGTCAGCCATTCTGTTTTGGTCTTGATCTTATCCTTGCGGGTCTTGGTTTCAGCCTTGTGTTGGCGTTCTCTGGCCTCTTGAGCCTTGTCCATTCCGTGACCAGCCATGCAATCGCAACTGCAAAATCCTTTTGCCTGCCACTTGTCAGACAGCTTGGCTGTTGGCAGTGGTGTCCTGCATGACTGTCTGCGGCACTTTCTCACTCATCTGCCTCGCAATATTCTAAATGCTGTTGTTGCCACGATTGGAACCTGTCCATTGCCAATGGCTTTAAGTCTGTCCACCCTAGCGGAAACGCCATCAGCCACTCTACCCACATCGGGTTCAGATGCCCACCAACTCGACTGGCTAGTGTTGGCTCGTTCCTGTTCGATTCGCTGGGCGCATTGGTTTCTTTTGCATTGTGTGCTGTTGGTGTCGGCCACTTCGTTACTGCATCGGCTAATGCTGTTTGAACTTGTTTCCCACTTTTTTTGCTGTGTGGTTTGCTTATGCCGTCCCATAAAGTTCCGTCTTTGTTTATCAATTCTCCTGATTTGGTATTTTTGTGAGCAGAGGGTGTTGGCCAAAATTTCGGTGTCATAACTTGTTCTGCAAGACTGCCTGGCGAGTCCCTCCTGCCCACACTCGCCCTGTAGGCCGTCCTCTTTTCCCTTCTGCTCTCCGTTGGCGCGATATTCATAGTCGTTGGTGTAAGCCAGTAACCAGAACCTGTCTCGCTGATGGGGCGCTCCGCAGTCGGATGCTGAAACAATACACCACTGACAGTCATACCCCATCTTGGCAAGGTCACTGATGACCACGGCAGCTCCTCGTCCCACAAGCATTGGTGAGTTCTCCACGAACACGAGTCGAGGTCGTACTTCGCCGACAATTCGTGCCATTTCACGCCACATGCCTGACCTAGCTCCGTCAATTCCTGCCC